CGCAGGCGTGTGGACGATTGGCTACGGCCATACCTCCATGGCCGGAGCCCCGGAGGTCAAGCGCGGCATGACGATTACGCGGGCTGAGGCCGAGGAGATTCTTCGCCGTGACCTCAAGATTTTCGAGGACGCCGTCAAGCGCGCCATCAAGGTGGAACTGAATTCAAATCAGTTCTCCGCCTGCGTCAGCCTTTGTTACAATATTGGTGCTGGCGCATTCCAGCGCTCCTCTGTCGCCCGGTTCTGCAACCAGCGCCAGTGGAAGAAAGCGGCTGATGCTTTTGCCCTCTGGAACAAGGCGGGCGGCAAAGTTCTCCCCGGTCTTACGCGGCGCAGGGCTGCTGAGGCGGCACTGTTCTCAAGGACTGGGGTGTCGGCCCGCGAAGAGGTTCGTCCTGTTGTCGATGAACCGAAGGGTAAATCGATGGCTGAGTCAACAACCAATCTCGCCGCTGGTGTTACGGCGGCTGCTGGCGTCACGGCGGCTGCGAAGGATACGATCCAGAACAGCACCGAAACCCTATCATTTTTGTCTGGCTCCGGCTTCACCACCCTGTTGATCCTCATCATCATTGCTGGTGCCGCGTGGATCGTTTGGGAGCGCTACAAGAAGGCGCGAGATTGGGATGTGTGATGTTTCTCGCTGTTGTAAAGAAAATCCTTCTCGGGCCTTTGCTGGGGCAGCTTGTTGACCTTTACAAGAGTTACAACCAGCGTCAGGTAACGGAGTCGCAGCTTCGCCGCGACATCGAAAAGACGGTTCTCGGGGTCTTCAATGAAGTCTCGAAATCGCAAGCTGATGTCATCATGGCTGAGGCCAAGGGTGAGAACTGGCTCCAGCGCAACTGGCGTCCGATGGTCGCGGTAAGTTTTGCCTTCATCGTCGTGTTCTACGGGCTCATCATGCCTGTGATGGTGGCGTGGTTTGACTTTATGCCTGTTCGCGTTGGCGATCAGCTTCTTGAGTGGATAAAAGACATCGTGATCATCTGTCTTGGTGGCTATATCGGTGGCCGCACCCTTGAGAAGGTGGTCGAGAAGATTTCGGGGATGTGGAAGAAGTGAACCGCTCCAACTTTGGTAAACTCACCCGCTCAAAGCCAGCAAAGAACAAGCTTCACAAGGTAATGAGCGAGTTCAAGGCTGGCACCCTTAAATCGAGCGCTGGCCCGAAGGTTAAAAAGAAAAAGCAGGCAGTCGCCATTGCGTTGAGTGAAGCCCGCCGCGTTCGCCGTCCCCGGCGTGCGAAGAGATCGTTTAAATGAGCAAAAAGAAGAAAAAGTCGGTCAAAAAGGTAACGGCTCCGGTTACATACAACCCCGGAAAGGGCCGCCCAAAGGAGCACCTTGCGTACCTGAACTATCAGGAGATGGAGGCGCTTAAGCGTTTAAACGGCAACAATCAAGAGCGTGGCCCGAAGGGGCTCCCTTCATTCCCTCCGGCTGGTGCGATGAGCGGAAATTCCGCCAAGAGCCCTGCGTCCACCAGCACGGCCAAGGCGGCTGGTTCGGCCCCGAGGACAACAACAACAAGGTCTTCTGGCCCCAGCAGTTCACTGAATGCTCCTGTTCGCACACAGCCGTCTTCGAACATCAACCGTCCGTCGAATTCCGGTGGTGGCGGCGCGAGGGATAGCGGTCAGGCTGCGAACAGGCCGTCAACTACAAATATAAACAGGCCCTCCTCGACCGGTGGTGGCGGTGCTGCCAGCGTTGCGCGCATTTCTGGCGGCACCCCCGGCAGCAATGCAAGAGACGCTCAAGTTCAGAAGGAAGTGGCGAGCCGCAGCACATCCAGCGCACTGAAAACCCCGGCACTAAGGACGGACACCGCTCGCACCGCAATTGGCGGCATTTCAAAAGACAGGTCTGTCGGAATCGCTGACGCGAGTCGTATTCGCGGGGCTATAAACAGCGTTAAAGAAACAGCGTCCGAGGCGGCGCTGATGCGTCAAGGTCCGTTTGGTCCCGCTCCACAGCAGTACAAGACAATCGCAGACTTCAACAAAGCTTTTGCGGAAGACCTCGCTAAGAAGCAATTCGCAAGGACAGGATACTCGCCGCAAGAAATCAACAAGCTTGCTCAGGGCGTATATGGAGAGGCCGCAGCGGAAGGCTACAAAGGTATGAACCCTGTGGCCCGCTCGATGGTGAACAGCATTGCTGGCGGTATTGATGTTCCTACCTATGGTTATATCGGCGGAAGTGACTTCGACACGCTGGCCGCAAGGTATGATGTATTCAAGAATCCAAACGAACCATTTAAGTCTGCTGGCATCAACTCTCTTAATCAGACCAAGGGTTTGTTCTCTCTGTCTCAAGCTTCAGGTCTTGATAGCGCGTTCTCTCGGTCTGGCGAGATCAGCGACAGAGTAAAGGACTCCACTCACTACTATGCTCACAATGATGTCAAGCCCGGATGGTCTGACAAGTCTTTTGAGAGATATGGCGATCACACCTTCGGCACCGCAGACGCAATTTCCGAAAGGCGTATTGCTGCCGCGCGCGACAAGGTTTTTGGAGGGGAGGGCATGGGCACTCCGGTCGCTGATGCGACAACTGTGCCGCGCCCGCGTCTTCGTCCTGACCCCCCGCAGGCGCAGACGCTTATGTCAACTCCGGCTGGCAAGCTGATCACTGATCGCGTCCCCCCAACATATCCAACCATTTCTGAGGACCCAACGCTACCGGGGAAGCGCACAAAGCAGATTTACGACCGCGTCACACCCGGTACTGATCCTGTGAGAGCGGCGATGATGAGTGAGATCGCCGCTCAGTCTCCGTCATACTTCAAGCTTGGCGCTAATGATGAGCGGATGCTCTACAACGCTTCTCCTGAAACAGAGAAGCGGATGCGAGATGTTTTCCGTAGCCCCCCATCTGTTGGCCGGAGCGTTGTTAACCCCGTCCGCACCCCTCCAAATTACGCGCGCATTGCGAGCGATCCAACACAGACGCCGACAAGTTATCCGAGGATTTCTGCTGACCCCACGCGAACACCTTCGAATTACGCGCGTATCGCCAGCGATCCAACTGAATCAGAGCGTATTCTGTCTGTTGAGAACCTGATGTCTGATGCGGGGATCAGGAAGACAGTGAACCCCGTGACGCGGACAAAGCAAATTCGTGATCGCGTTTATCCGTCGATCCCGGAGCCCGACAGCATTGGAATGCTCCCGCCGTCTCAGGGCGGGATCATGCGTGGCATAAGCGCCCTGCGTGAGTACGATCTTGCGGCGATGGAGGGTCTCAAGACTGTATCTGGTTATGTTGCACAGCACGCCAAGGCGAACAAGGGTGGAGTTGGAATTTTGAATAGCGGATATGGCCTGTTCAATAATGGCGTATCTGCATCCGATCAGGCGGTTATTGACGCCACTCGCGGGGCTCTTAAGTCGGGAGCGCAGAAGATCGCCTCGCTTCAGGAAAACTACAGGAAGTCGATTGCGGATGCCGCGAAGGCTTCCCCCGCCCCTATTGAAGATGGGGAGTCTGAGGACATCAGCAATGGCCTTGCGACAGTCAGTCTTGCTGAAGGTTACAAGCTTGGTGAAGGAAAGAAGACAAGACCGATGACAAACGAGGAGTCTCGGATGTCTTCTTTTTATATGATAAATCCGACCCTCAATGAGACTCTTGAGACTGAGGCTCGCCCGTACAGTCTCACGCCTGAAGAAAGAGAGGCAATGGATGCGATGTATCAGGCCAGCATGCTGGGTGAAATGCAGAACTACCCCAAGAATGTGACGCCTGAAGCGCAGAAGAAAATGAAGAGAGATGAGACTCTCAACAAGATCGGCACCCGCATAATCAAGTCTCGCAACCCCGCCGCCCAAGTTGCGGACGGCCTCCTGCGCCTGTTCACAGGGAAAAACAGTGCCGACACAACAGCCGCCCTGAAGCGTCAGTACATGCAGTCCAGCCCCGAACAGCAGGCTGCGCTGGAGAGGCAGTATCCGAACCTGACGCGCTTCGCGGTGGATGTTGGCCTTACGCCGCAGCTTGACATGAAGAACTATACAGATTGGGCGCAGCGCGCTGGTTTGCGCGGTCCAACTGAGTCCTCCCGTGACAATGAGCGCATCATGGCTCTCGCTGACGGTCTTCCGATTGCAAGGGAAACAGGAAATGACAATTCTGGTGGCGGCACTGGCTCTTCCGGTGGCGGAACTGGTGGCGGTTCTGGTTCTGGCTCTTCGAATGGACGCCGCCCGTACATCTACTATGAGTGGGACTTGGGAGTGAACATTCCATCTCCGGGTCAGCCGCTTTATACTATGTATACGACTTATTTGGCGGAACGTGAAGCCGCCGCGAATGCAATGTACGGATAATGGCAAAAAGCAAAGAAGCAATCGGTCTCGTCAAAACGCTTTTCAAGACGAAGCACAAGAGGAGGTCAAAGCCTTCTCACTTGCGGGGTTCCAAAAAGCTGGGGCCGAAAAACCCCGACAAGGGGAATCTCGGCAAGCACTAACAGTTTGGGGAACGTGAGCATTTGGGCAGGCGGTTCCTTTATACGGCGTATGCCAGACGGAACGGGGCTCACACTTAGGTTGTAAAAATGGCTACAAGCGGTACTACAAGTTGGAACCCAGACATTGCGGAACTGGTCGAGGAGGCGTTCGAAAGAGCGGGCCTCGAACTGCGCTCCGGCTATGATCTCAAGACGGCGCGGAGGAGTTTAAACTTCCTTCTGTCCGAGTGGGCCAACAAAGGTTTGAACCTCTGGACGATCCAGTCCGGGACCATCACGCTTGTGCCGGGGCAGAAGACCTACACCTCCGCAGACGGACTTCCGGACAACGCCGTCGATTACATCGAGTTCGTGTGCCGCACAGCCAATGCCGGGGTCAACACCGACATCAGTCTGAACCGCATCTCTGTCTCGACCTATGCCAATATCCCGACAAAGGATCAGAGCGGGCGTCCTTATCAGGTGTATGTGGACCGCGCCACAGACGCTCCTGAAGTAACGCTCTGGCCCGTCCCCGACTCCTCGACCACCTACACGCTGGCTTACTGGTACATGAAGCGCATGGATGATGCGACGAATCCCGCCAGCCAGACCATCGAGGTTCCCTTCCGCTTCTACAACGCCCTTGTCGCGGGGCTGGCATATCACATCGCGCTGAAGCGTCCCGAGGCGCAGGAGCGGATTTCCTTTCTGAAGGACCTCTATGATGAGGCGTTCCAGCTTGCCGCAGACGAAGACCGCGACCGCTCTTCGGTGAGGTTCACGCCTTTCGTTGGCTACAGGTTCTGATGTAAAATGACTGTAAAGTACGCAAATGGAAAGCTTGCCTTCGGGTTTTGCGACCAATGCAGCCAGCGTTACGACCTGAAGGACCTCAAAATCCAGATCGTTGCTGGCAGGGCAACCAATCTCCGGCACTGCCCTGAATGCCTCGATAAGGACCACCCGCAGTATTTCATTGGCCGGGTCCCCGTAAACGATCCGCAAGCCCTCCAGAATCCCCGCCCCGACAATTCGCTTGTTGAAAGCAATGCGCTCTGGGGCTGGAACCCCGTTGGAAACCCTGCTGCTTGTGTCGGCACTGGCGAAGTCGGGGTGATCACCCTTCGTTTAAACAACGTGGTCAGTCAGATCACTTATACCGGGATTATGTAAATGAAAAAGATGAAGCGCATGATGGATGGCGACGATGTGGTTGCAACCACGGCGGCCCCCGGCAGAATGAAGAACCCCGCCAAGCGGGCTGAACAGATGGCCATGCGCGATGGACGGATGAAGTCCCGCATCATGGACAAGTTCAACAAGCTTTCCAGCCGCTTCCCCGGCTACAAGCCGACACTCGCCAGCCCGGTGGACACCCGCGAGGAGATGAAGTCCTTCAAGTCTGGTCTCAAGGATTATCGCATGGCCAATCGCCCCATGCCTGTTCGCGGTGGCGGCGGCGTCCCCGTTCAGGGTCCGGGCGGCAAGATGGTCAAGCCGAAGCGCCCCGACATGAAGGGTGCTGTCACGATGAAGGCGGGCGGCATGGTGCGCGGCGGTGGCTGTGCGAAGCGCGGCCTGAAGACCTCCAAGAAGATGGGCTAACATGGCGTTTACCTACGACCAGCTTGTCGATGCGCTCTACGCCTACCTCCAGACGGATGAAAACGGCATCCCTACCACGGATATCGACACCATCATCCGTCAGGCGGAACAGCGCGTCTATCAGGATGTGCAGATTCCCGTTCTGAAGAAGAACGTGACTGGCAATATGTCAAGCGGTAACAGGTATCTTTCGACGCCGTCAGACTTCCTCTCGGTCTACTCAATCGCCGTGAACAACAACGGCACATATGAGTATTTGCTGCCGAAGGATGTATCGTTTCTCAGAGAGGCGTATCCTTCGACGGCGACCACGGGTGTGCCTCGCTTCTATGCGCTCTTCGACAACGACACGTTCCTGATCGCCCCGCCTCCGAACGCGAATTTCGAGGTGGAACTTCACTACTTCCATGAGCCGCCGTCCATCGTGGATGTGCCGACAGGCACATGGTTGAGCGAAAACGCCGAGAACGTGCTGCTGTATAGCTGCCTCTTTGAGGGCTACACATACCTTAAGGGTGAAGAGGACCTCGTTTCGCTTTATGCCACACGTTACAAGGAAGCACTTGAGGCACTGAGAATGATCGGTGAGGGCCGCAACCGCACCGACACTTACCGCAACACCGAACCCCGGATCACGCCACGCTGATGTCACAGGGTTTTGGAGGCGTTGGCTCATTCATGGTGCGGACCACGCAAGAGCGGGGTTTCACCGTAGAGGAAATTGCAGAGGACCTTTTGAACAAACTTCTGTTCATTTCGTCCGAAGCACACCCGGCCATCCGGGAACAGGCAATGGCATACAAGGACCAAATCCGTCCCGCCATTATTCACTATATGAAACAGGCAGTTAGGTCCGACAGGACTACGCTGTCAGCGCAGTTGGCAAAGCAGGGCCACCACGACATGGCCGAAATTATCAGGAGGCTTTAATGGCCATTTCTACAGCTATGACCACATCGTTCAAGTCCGGGCTTATGTCCGGCCTTCACGATTTCGACAACCCCGGTGGCCACACCTTCAAGATCGCGCTTTATACGTCCAGTGCCACGCTTGGGGCCTCGACCACGGCGTATTCTTCGTCCGACGAAGTCGCGAACGGCAACGGCTACACCACGGGCGGTCAGAACCTCACATCCGTGAGCCCGACAACTTCCGGCACCACGGCTTATGTGGACTTCGCGGATGTCACTTGGTCTGCCTCGACAATCACGGCAAACGGGGCACTGATTTACAATTCGAACTCTTCGAATGCCTCTGTTGTTACGCTGGCCTTCGGCTCCGACAAGTCTTCGTCCAACGGCGACTTCCAGATCATTTTCCCGACAGCGAACGCGACTGACGCGATCATTCGCATCGCCTGAGTTTGGCGCTTAAGTTAAACGCATTTTGTAGCGCATAAAGGTCAACTTCATGCCGGATGTATTCAATCGCGCAAAAATGACAACCGCGACAACTGGCACGGGAACGATCACGCTTGGCTCTGCCGTTTCATCGTATCAGTCGTTTGCCGCAGCCGGGGTAACAGACGGGACGGCTGTTCACTACACCATCGAAGATGGCTCGGCTTGGGAGATCGGCACTGGCACCTATACGGCGTCT